GATGTCAGGTGGTTTCACCACGTTTGTTGTTTTTGATAACGCCTTTGCCGATACGGTCAATAACTTTTTGTTTTTACCAGACCCCACATACAATCCATAATCCATTAGTGGTTCATTCGGTCGTGAAGGGAAATATGACTTAGCATTAATCGGAACTTTTACTTTATTATCTGTTGCTCGGTCAATCAGTCCATCACGATAAACTGCAAAAGGACCAAGTAACTCACCAAAATCGTTTATGATTGCTTTTTGAATTTGTGCGTTTACACCCGCTGCTTTATAAGCCTCGGAAAGTTCATTGAGAGTTACCGCTTCACCCTCTGCATGGTACTGTAATAACAAGTTGAGATAGCCTTTTACTGGTCCTGTTAAGTCAGTCCTCTCTTCGAGTGTATCGATTGATGTTTGATATAAATCATCAAAACTATATTCTTTTTCTTTCACACCGAACGCTTGTGGTTTTAGATCAACTCTACTGGACGCAGCACTACCAGGCTTTGACATCGTATCAAACTTGATACGATAGACTCCATTATCACTACGAACTAAGGCTTTTGATTGATATACACCTTCATTGATAAACGTAACAGCAGTACCCTTTCTAACATTACCAATGTTTTGCATGTTTTCGGGGTGATATTTAGGAGAGTCTTTTTTTAACGTAGTCTCTATTTCTTTACCGAAGTTAAAATACTTCGCATAAGCCGCTCGACCTGTTGTTGCCATAGTTTCCTCCGCTATATTTATACATATAGAGTAGGAGGTTATGATGACAGAAGAAATCCCAGAGGATTATGCTGACTTTGATTTTGGTTTTACTGCTGCTGATGCAGACGAATTGAATGATCTCTTGAGTGGTGATACCATCACTAGCGACGAGGTTCAAGAACTGAAAGATAAACTCGATCAAATACTAGAGATCAACTCCACTTGTGATGGTGCGTTGCAAGTGAAGGCACAATATGATGATCTGCTTAAAGCAAAAATGAGTGAGATTGAAAAATTAATATTACCCCTGCTTGTCAATCTCAAGAAAAATAGTGGTAAAGACTACTTGCACTGGCCTGGATCACAGAGAAAGACTCAGTGCGAATTGCAAATGCAAAAGTTAATTAACATCACACGATCATAGGAGAACAATGAAAAAAATATTTACACCCCGTAGAATAGTTTCTAGTCACAAACCAAAAAAGATCGGATCTTCTGTAAAGAAGTTGAAACCGAGAACGAATAAGACCAGAAAATGGCAGGTGTAGATATATAATTTCAGGAGTAAACATGAAGCACATCATCGATGCATGGACAGACAAATATAAAAAGTCGATTGACTGTAGCAACCCCAAGGGTTTCTCACAGAAGGCTCATTGTGCAGGTCGTAAGAAGAGAGAAGATGTAAACGAAAAAGTCTATGCAGACTCAGGACTCGGTAAGTGGTTCGGGTCTGGTGGTAAAGGTGGTGCAGGTGGTGGTGGTTGGGATCGCTACAACACCAAGGGAGAAAGAATTGGTAAGTGTGGTGATGGTAAAGAGAGCGAAGGTAAACCAAAGTGTTTGTCAAAAGCGAAAGCAGCAAAACTTCGTGCGCAGGGTGGTAAGAAAGCAATCGCAAACGCTGTTCGTCGTAAGAAAGCACAAGATCCACAAGTCGATAGACCAGGCACTGGTAACAAACCAATCAACGTATCGAATCGCATTAAGAAGAGCGAAAGCGTTAATACCTATATCGATAGAGTGAGAGAACGTCGTGACAAATCCTCGTATACCCCGTAAGAAGGGACAACCAGCAAAGTCTAAGAAGCACTCTGATCTTTACACTGATGAAGATCCAAAGGGTACGATACACGGTCTTGGATTCAAAGATGTTGCTACCGCACAAGCATCAGTATCAAAGATTCGTAATTCAGGTAGATCACACGCACACCAAATACAGGCTGCAATTGCTATGGAGCAACGTGCGAGAGTGATGGGTAAGACATCAGAAGCAGCCGTATATCGTAAATTCATAAATAGTATGAAAAAGAAAACCAAACAAAAGAACGAAGGGACCACCATGAAATCTTTCAAGCAATTCGTAAGCGAAAAGAATAAACCAAATGACCCTAAGAAGTGGGCAGCAGCGAAAGCAGCAGCGAGAGCCAAGTTCGATGTGTATCCATCCGCATATGCTAACGCATGGGCATCTAAAAAATATAAATCAATGGGTGGTACTTGGAGAAAAGCATGAAGTCCTTCAAGAGTTTCTTAGAAAACTGTGGTTGTGGTGAGATGGATGAGAAGAAGTCTCCTGCATGGGCGCGTAAGGCTGGTAAGAGTCCGTCTGGTGGTTTGAATGCTAAGGGTCGTAGATCATACGAACGAGAGAACCCAGGCAGTGACTTGAAGGCTCCTGTGTCCGCAAAGACCGCAAAGAAGAATCCTGACGGTAAAGCAGCGAAACGTCGTAAGTCATTCTGTGCTAGAATGAGTGGTATGCCTGGACCTATGAAAGATCCCAAGACTGGTAAACCAACACGAAAGGCGCTCGCACTTCGTAAATGGGATTGCTAAATGAAATCTTTCAAGCAGTTTCTATTCGAGTCAAAGATTAAAGACTTAGCGAAAAACAACGCAGTCGTTCGCGTTGTTCGTAAGCACGCAAACTCATCAGGAGAAAAACTGATGCTTGCGTTGTTGTCTGTTCCTGCAATAGAAACATTCTTTAGTGACCCATCGAATATCAACAAAGCGAATATCATCGCAAACACTCTGAAGTCTGCAATCTTAGAATACAATCAGGCTGTTTATAAAGGATGGATAAACCCACGGTCTGGTAAAGTCAGATTACATACAAGAATGCAACCATACCACGTTCAAATGATCGTACAAGATCCGAAGTATTATGGTATAAAGGAATCGGATATCCATGATGTTCTTACGAAGGAGGCACTTGCTAACAATGCTCCTGATGAAACATTTGCGGACGCTGCTGCCACAAAAGAGTTAGAGAGTCTCAAGAGTGGACAGCAAGATGTTTCCATAATGGTTGAGTCTTTGGTTATTGAAAAAGGTTGGGTTCGTATTGTCGTGGGTGATTATGGTGAAATTACTGGTGCAAAGAAGTATTCTGCGTCGAGTAAGGAGTTGCGTAAAATTCTCCAGTTGATCGATACGGAAACCGACGTTACAAATATGAGGAATGTCGAAATTGGTTTGCAGACTCATAAGAAAAAGTCAGACAATCGTGTGAAAGTGACGCCTTACGATAAACTGGGAACTCAACAAATTGTTAATATTGTCAAGGGACGTAAGCGTGGAGACAAGCAGACCGAGATTGGTCGTACTATGGCGATGTTTAGATGATGACGTTTCAAACCTATATTACTGAGCAAAAGAATACACACCTTACGCACGCAGCGGACTTTGCATTCGAGGGTGGTAAACGCACCACAGAATCGATTGCATTTTTATCATCACTCATACAAATGTTTAAGGGTAAAGCAAAGTCAAAAGTAAATTTTACTCGTAAGTGGGACGGAGCGCCTGCAATCTTTTGTGGTATCAATCCTGAGAACGGTAAGTTCTTTGTTGGTACGAAGAGTGTATTTAATAAAACTCCTAAGATAAACTATACGAATGCAGACATAGACAGGAATCATGGTGGTGGTCTTGCTGATAAACTCAAAGAGGCACTGAAACATTTACCGTCACTCGGTATCAAGGGTGTATTGCAGGGTGACTTTCTTTTTGGTGCAGGTGACACAGAAACGAAAGAGATCGATGGTAAATCATTTCTTACATTTACTCCCAACACAATTACATACGCTGTTGGTGAGGGTGACCTACAAAAACAAATCAAGAGAGCAAAGATTGGTATAATCTTTCATACAAAATACACAGGTGATAATCTACAAAATATGAAAGCATCATTTGATGTGAGTCGTGCAGACTTTGGTAAGTCGTCTTCCGTATATGCTGATGATGCAAACTTTCGTGACGTAACAGGTAAGGCAAACTTCACTGCAAAGGAATATGAAACGGCGGTCAAGTTACTTAATAAGGCGAAAGTATCTGCATCTAAAGCGAGAAAGGGATCGAACGCACTTGCGAAAAACGCTAAATTATTCTCGCTGATCAACATATACGTTAACGCAAAAGTTAAACAAGGTAAATATGTTTTATCATCAGGTGAATTCTATAAATTCGTAAAAGCAAAACTCGATGCGGAGGTTAGTAAACTGAAGTCAGAGCGTGGTAAACAAAAAAGAAAAGACGCAAATGATATCATACTGAACAATATAAAATCTATGAGTCGTGATTTGCAAAATGTATTTCGTTGCAACATGGATATTCAAAACGTGGTATTGCATATATTAAAAAAACTAGATGATATAAAAACACTTCGTACGTTCGTTCGTACAAGTGATGGTTACAAAGTCACAAGTGATGAGGGATTTGTTGCAAGTTCTTCGGGATCTGTGGTTAAACTTGTAAATCGACTTGAATTTTCTAGAGCAAACTTTACAGTAGCAAAGAATTGGGTGAAAGGATAATTATGAAAAAAGAAGAAGTAAATAAAAAACATACACGAACGTGGGAGAAACTTAATAATGACTCTAAGCAAAAGAAGTGGAGAAGAATATTCTTAGAACACTTCGGTGGTGAGTTTATAAAACACGGAAGATATGTAGAATGGAAAGAGTCAGAGGTAGTAGAAGAACCAGCGACTCGTATTATTTCTATAATAAATCCAAACGGAGAAGAGGATCTGGTAGAAAACTTTTCTAAATACTGTAGAGATCGGGAACTGAACAGAGCAGCCATGTATGAAGTTCTGAAAGGTAAACGATCTCAATACAAAGGTTACACTATTAAAGGAGAATAACCATGAACGACATAGCAACTAACGTACAAACCATCCCAAATTTAGACGGATTATGGTTCCCTATTCTAACGTTCGTTGCAGGCGCGTTGTTCGGTAAACCTTTATGGGAGTATCTCAAAGGTCAATTTCCGTGGAATAAGTGAACCTAATCCTTCTGCTCTCTGTAGGAGACAGTCGGAGGAGGTGATTCTTTTACAGACGAGAGAGCAGACGCTCAGAGGGCCCTTCGGGGCCCTCTTTCTTTATAAATACAATTAGGAGTCAATATGTCCAGAGCAATATTTACATATGGTAGATTCAATCCACCCACTATGGGACACGATGTATTGATTAATAAACTCAAGTCTATCGCTGGTGGTGATGCTGTCTTTGTGTTTGCAAGTCAGTCGAATGACCCCAGTAGAAACCCTTTTGATTATAAAACCAAGACAAAGTATATGAAAAAGGCGTTTCAGGGTGTGACGGTTGTAGACTCACCAAAAATAAAGAACATGTTTGATGCGATTGAAATGCTTGGTAAGAAACATGATGAGGTCGTGATGGTTGTTGGTGGTGATCGTTTAGCGTCTATAAAAAGATCTGTCCCTGCATCAGCGAAGAGAATGGGAATCAATCTAAAGGTGGTAAGTGCAGGAGCAAGAGATCCCGATGCAGAGGGAGCAAAAGGAATGTCTGCATCTAAAATGCGTGCAGCAGCAGCGAGAGATGATTATGATGCATTTCGTCTCGGATGTCCTAAGTCGTTATCAAAGAAAGACTGTTTACAGATGTTTAAGGAACTAAAAAAAGTTATGAATGTAAAAGAAGCACTCGAAGAAAACTGGTTTGATTATGGTGAGTTTGAGATGTTCTGTGAGCGTGTTGTAAGTCTTGCACAACGTCGTGCTATTGGTCGTAGGATGAAAAGACTTGCACCAAAACTTGCAAGAATTCGTAAACGTAAAGCAAGATTTCGCAAAGATACAGGTAAGTTAGAAAAAATTGCTCGTAAAAAAGCAAAACTTACACTTCGTCAAAAACTGTTGGGTGGTAAAAGGTTCCAAGACTTATCAATCGGTGCAAGAGTGGCACTTGATAAACAACTTGCTAAAAGATCAGCAGCGGTTGATAAATTATCCAAGAAGTTACTGCCTAAGGTAAAGGTAGCGGAAAGAGAGCGACTGCAAAAACTTCGTAATCCTGCTCCCCAAAGTTCTCAGCAGGATGAAGAGTTTATTGGTGAGTGTTGGAAAACACATGTGCAAAGAGGTTACAAAATGAAGGGTGGAAAGCGTGTCCCAAACTGTGTTCCACGAAACGAAGGTAAACAATTTCTTCGTGAACCAGAGATTCTCGATAGACTTGTAAAGCAACTGATGGACAAAGGTATGGACAAGAATAAAGCATATGCTATCGCCACAAGTTCACTACAAAAAAGAGGCGTTTTGAAAAAGGGAACTCAACAACTCACCAGTAAGGGTGAAGGTAGAAATAGCATGTCAGCGGCTGAAAGAGCGAAAGACAGAGCGGCTAAAAGATCAGGTAAACGAGTATCTGATTATAAATATAATAACCGAACAAACATAGCAACCTTAAAGGATAAGTAATGTCAGATAGAAAACCTCTAATGAAATGGATGGACTCGTTCGAGAAAGAACTCAAAAAACGAGGTGGATCATATAAAACTGTAGATCCTGTAGATGCATTAAAAATGTATTATAAGGGTGTTGATCCTAAAAAGGCTGCAACTCAACTCAAAGAAAGCAGAAGTGAATTTGATGTGGATGCATCACCCATGATTCGTAAATACATCGAACAAGGTAAAGGTATCGTAGCGTCTGCAAACTCAACATTGGGTGGTAACTCGAAGTTTGTCGTGATGAAAAGACCTACCGCTATGGGTAGAGCAGGTCAAGACCAGTTTATGATGGCAACAATCAGCGATCCGAAAAGAGGTCGCATCAAAATGTTCTCGTATCATGGAACACACCCATCCAAAGATGGTGCGATGAAGATGGCAAAAAGTAGAAAACTCGCAGAGTCCGTTAAACTCGAAGAGAAAAAAGATCCTAGAATGAGTATCGTGAGTAAAAAAGTTACCAAGTTAGCAGATAAAGAAAGAGACTTACTCGCATCTGCAATCAATATGTCTGGTGGATCTGCTGGCGCTCCGATGGCAAACAGAGCGAATCTGGATAGGTTTAATGACGGTGTGATTATTCCTGCTATGACTTTCCTTCGTAAGAACATGTCTTCATTGACTCCCGAAGGTAAGAAACTTGGTAAGAAAATCCTAAAGGTTTTAGGTGAGGCTGTTGAACTCGATGAAGGCATCGTTTCCGATAAACTGTATCGGGCATCACACAATAAGAAACCAAATCCAAATGAGACAGGTGGTTGGTACTTTGGTTTCACCACTCACCCCGATGATATTATGTATCAGTCTCCTAACAAGATGAAATATAAAGACGCAAAGAAAGAAGCAGAAAGGATTGCGAAGGAGAAAGGTCATAAGAAGGTCTATGTAATGGCATCATATGATCCAGAACTAGATGAATCCTCGCTTCCAGCCTACGACGCTAGATTGCTGAGACAGGCATTGGTGCTTGGAAAAAATGCATTCAAAGCAGGCAAAAAGCGAGAGCCTATTAAAGATCCAAACCTTAAGAAACTGAGAGGTTTCGCATCAGGTAAAGGTAAGAATGATGTAATGAAACAATGGTTGAAGGGTTGGGATGAAATGAATCTCAAGGATGACGTTCAAATCGACGAGATGTCTGCAAAGCAACACTACAACAAAATGAAGGCACAAGGAAAAATCGGTCGTGGTGGTCGAGTCGTGACACCCATTGATCGTAATCGTTTCCCAAATCGTGAGCGTGAAGGTCTTGAGGGACCATTCAGAAATCGTAAGACCTCCTTGATCTACTATTACGACAAGAAGGCTGGTAAATACTATGATCCACAATCCGACATGTACCTTGATGTTAGGGATGTGATGGATTCGGTCGAAGAAGGATTGCGTCAAGACCTCAAAAATCTAAAAAAAGATGAGGGACTAAGACAGGCGATGTCTGGACCGAGAGAAACTCCTGCTCAAAAGCGTAAGCGAAAAGAGAAGGATAACTTTGATCTCTATAAAAAGAAACAGAGAAGAGTCGCTGCACTTCGTGGAGACAAGTCTAGTCGTAAACTTACGCCTGGTCAAGAGAAGCACTACCGTCAAACAGTAAACCTCAGTCAAATTAAAGCATTGAGTGGGGTGAAAAAGGAATCAGTCGAAGAAGCGATGGCTGATCGTAAAGTCGTTAGCACACCGTCTCTTGGTAGTCTGAATGCTCCATCGTCAAACTTTCGTATGAATCTTCCACCGACTGGTAAGATGAAAAAACAGATGCAACAGATCATGAAAAAGGATGCATCGTATCGTCGCAAGATGTCAAAACTGGTGCAAAAATCAGAAACACAAAAAGACGGTACAATTACACTTCACTTTGCAACTGCACGAAAGCGAACCAGTTTCCAGAAACTCTTACACCAAGGAATCAAAGAAGGCATCTGCGAGCAAACTTTTAAAAAAAAAGCAGTTGACACAGCGAGAGCAGCATCGCAACAAAAAATAGATATGATCCAGAAAAGGATTGATGCACTCAAACAGCGTCAGTCAGGACAGTCACAGTTAGATGATATTAAGAAAAAACAAGCAGCAAACTTAGCACATAAGGCTGAGATGGAGAAAAAACTCGCAGCATCAAAGGCTCGTATTGCAGCACTGAGAAAACAATTAAAAGATGATCGTGATTACAAAAAAGAGTATGAAAATTATCACAGTAAACCTGAGCAACGTGCAAACCGATCCAAAAGAGTTCTTGCTCGTCGTGAGATGATCAAGAACGGTCGTGCTGCTAAGGGTGATGGTAAAGATGTTGATCATAAAGATGGAAACCCACAAAACAATTCACCATCGAATCTTCGAATGATGTCAGTAAATGCAAATCGTGGTCGTAATAATAATAAAAACGAAGAGCATGGTGCAGGTGATGAAGGAACAAATGCTTTATTGAAGAAGTATCGCAAGGACACGCCAGGTCAAAATACTGTGGGTGAAGAGGGCTATTGAGGTGCAAGACTTCTACGAACTTGGTGCGTTGATCGCTGCCTTAATTGGTGGAATTGTAACCTATTTCTTTCCATCTATAAGAGGTAAATTATCAGGTGAGGTGGTAGGCGATAAGGATTTACCAAAGTCTTTTAACTGGGACATACACTCCAACGTTCATGAATTATTGACTGAGTTGCGCATCAACACAGACTCAGCACGCGCACAGATCGTTCAGTTTCATAATACGGGTGAGTTTGTCGATGGAATATCCATGAAAAAACTCACTTGTACCCACGAATCTCTTAACTCTGGTGTATCTGGTCAGGGTGGTCTACTCAAAGATCAGATGATCACTATGTTCTTACCACTTATAAACAAAGTGAAAGACAATGATCCTAAAATTTATATGGTCGGTGAATGTCCAGAGTCTTACTGTAAACAATTCGCTGAATCATCAAGCGTAATGGCTTTTAGTGTATTACCACTGCGAAATAGTGCATGGATAATTGGATACGTTACGGTGCAGTGGTGTAGTATGAGTAAAGTCGATGACATTCAAGAGAAGAAAGTTCTCGATAGTTTAGAGTCAATTCGTGATCAAATCGAAGTCCACTTGAACAGACAGAACAAAAAAGTATAAATAGAGTAAGGAGAAGAATATGCCAAACTTTAAATCAACAGACATCACCAACGAAGTTTTCCAAAGAAAAGGTAGAATTGGAAAAATCTGGAGAAAGCGTTTTGCTTTAGAAAATGGTGGTAACTTTTTAAACACCGTTAAAGGCTGGGTATGGGATGATGGAACCACCGTCACCAAAAGTAAACCCAAGAAGCCTAGCACAAGAAAGGCTAAGTAATGAAATCATTTAAGGACATTAAGCAAATCATGGAAGACTACGGTGCTTTAGGCACTAATGCTGTCGGTGGAGATAGCATGAGTGCGATTAGTCAAGATGTAGGCACCCACAACGTCGAAAGGGAATCCGAGGTATATCGGGTAAATGTGTTTTTGAACAACTACTTCAAAGAGGGTTGTCTTGATCCTGTTCAAAAGTTTAATCAACTGAGAGCGAAGTTAAATATCGTTGGACTGGACTTCCAAGTTGATAATAATCTTGTGCAGACAGAAGGAACATTTGAGTTTCCTGTCACAAGACACGGTGGATCGTTCGGTACAACGCCTACCCATGATTTAAATCAGGGTTTCTATAAAGACGACGGTATTCGTGGTCTTTCAATGTCTCTTCGTGGAGAGGTTCAAAAGAATGACACTGGTTATGCTTTAAGCGTGCGATTAGAGTCTGTTCCAGCAAAAGATACAGACTTTGAAAGACCTGCACCAGTGGAACGTGATAATGAATAATGAGTCAAAAATTGAACGATCAGACCTTTTTACTTTATGCTATGAAACACTACACTAATCCACAGTGTAGTAGCATAGAAGATTTTAACGAGGATCTAAATCGTATCAAATATTTGAAAAGACTTTTTGGTAGGTATCACCAAAAAGGCACACTCAAAGAAAGACTCATATTAAATCATATAATAATATTGGGTAACATTTTTGGACCAGTGAATGCATCAAGAATATTGTTTTTCAAAATAGATGTAGAACTACATTCCTATCTAAAAACATTTTTGATGTATTTAAATTACATACCTGATTTAAAGTATGATATACCAGAGGTAGACATTGATGATATACCAATCGATTTAAGCATAGTTAAAAAGTTAGGGGGATTGAGAAATGAATAGATTAGTAAATGCATTTGTAATCTATAAATTTATCAAACTTCTCGTTACTCCCTTCAACAAAACTGATGCGTTTAAATTGGGTATCATTGATGCTAAGGGTAATTATCTTAAAAACAAAAAGACCTTGAGACAAGAGAAGAAAAATTAGCGAGTAACATATTTACTCGACTGGTATTTAATCTTAAAAAATTATTAGCAAAGGTTCCAGGCGGTAGTTCTCAAATAGCAACGTTCGCTGCTGGTCTTGCATTGATTCGTGAAGAAGTTGAAAAGATTGGTGCAGACGGTGATTTAGTAGAAGAGGCTTTTCATGATTATGTCAAAGAGCATCATAACCTAGATATTAAGGAAGAATTGTTAGAATACAAGGAGAGTAAAGATGGGTTGTGGTTGCGGAGGAAATAAAGGTAGACGAGTAAATCCAAGTAGATCTCCTGCTCCTAGACGAACTATTAGGACTAGTAATCCTACTACTACTCGTAAAAATGGTAGAGATACCTTCATGGAAGAACTAAGAAGAAGAAAAATGGAAGTTTCGAGGAGACGTAAATGAAATCGTGGAGAGAGAAAAAAGAAGAGATTGGTAACACCGCATCTAGCGGTGCAATCGCTGGTCTTGGATCTCCGCCCGATGACTTTCCTGTGGTTCGTAAGAAAAAGAAAAAACTTGATGGTAGGTCAAGAGAGTTTAAAGAAAAAGTAAAACAACTAGAAAAGCAAAGACGAGCGAGACAAGTAAAAGAACTTAAGAAGAAATATAACGTACTATTAGGGTACTAATGGGAGAACACAATGGATTTTTTATCACCTGATTTTTTATCACTACTGACTGGTTCCGCGACTGGTTTCTTATTTAAAGCGATGGCTGAACGTCGTGCGCAGGATCAAGAACGATTCAAGATGGCGATGGGAGTCGCAGAAAAAGAAAACGAACATGCTGATGCTGCCGTGAGTCGTGTCTCAATTGACGCAGGTAAACTGGTTCGTCGGTTTATTGTGCTTTGTATCATGTTTGGTACAATCCTTGCACCATTCATCATCGCTTACAGCGACGGTGTTACCACCGTGGTTGAGCATGAGTCCACAGTCTATAAGCCATGGGACTTGCTCGGTTTGTTCGGTGAAGAGAAAGTAAGAACATACACTCCTGTAGAAGGCTACCTATACACTGAAGAGAATAGGCAGATTCTTGTTACGATTGTTGGATTCTACTTCGGAACCGCAGTCAGAGGTAAATAAAAATATTAAAGAATTGAAAGGCATTTTATGAACAACAATGTAGTTTTAAAAAGAATTTGTATCTTCTTTTTGGGTTTAGGAATCGGTTTAGTCGCAGGACATAAACACGGTGTCTCTGAAATGAAAGAACGTTTCCATAATAGAGTGATGAAGAAAGCAGAAAAGCCTGTGCAACGAAATAGAGTACCAGAACCACGGGGTAAAACTTTCTTTGAAAAGAAACAGCGTGTCCCCCGATGAGATATCTTTTCGTTATGTTGTTGGTGGGTTGTGCAGGCGTCAAGAGTGTGAGGGATGAACCCTTCATTGACATTGATATTGACGGACAACCACGAATAGTTCACACACTCGAATCTGCAAGTCAAGTAGAAACACCTGACCTTATTGGTGCTGGTGATGCTCTTGGTGTTGACACAATGTATCGCATGGAGGAAGATGCGTTAAAAAAAGGGTTAACCCCTACTATGTTATACTCGCAGTATTAATAGCAGGGGGAATGTATTATTACGAGTTTAAGTATCAGATGCGTCGGGCGCGTTCGCGTGAGACAAAGTAGTATAAAGATACTTACAGATATAATAAGAATCTACAATATCTGAAACAGGATTAGAGACTGACTTAGACGATGGTGTTATAAGAGACATCAAGTCAACGTCAGTTTCTTTTTTAAACGCCTCATACATCGCATCTTTATTCGCGTTACCCTTACCAGTCGCAAACTTTTTGATTTGACTTGGTGGTGTCACGCTTAACGGTAACCTCTTCTGCCATATTTTAAACTTCAACACACCAGTATTCTCAGCGATCTGAAATAATCGATTACTATTTGATGAGTAAGCGTAACCCTCCAGACATACATGATCTACTGGTAGAATCTTTTCCATAGCCCAGTCTGATATAGAATCATATCTCTCTGAGTCGTCCATGAATATTTGAAAACTATCCCCTGCGATGTTTGCTCCATACATCCGTGCGTGTTTCTTTGTGTTGGTCAAAAAGTAAAACATACACTGTTGGAAACTAAAAGTTTTATTATAGTCACCCGCGAAAATACAAATCGCTGGACCACGGAGACTATAATCTATTCCTGCAAGGTTCATCATATAAATTATTTATGCGAAGGATGGTTATCCTTTCTCGAAAGAGAACGATTGTCGTAGACGACTTGAAACAGAGCGACCTTGAACCTTAGCAGGCTCAAACTTCCACTGCTTGATTGCAGCAAGAGCAGAGCGGTCGAAAGATGGATTCGTGGTGCGTTGGACTTTCGGATCTTGCACCCGACCACTTTCATCAACAATAAAGATTACGACCACGGTTGCAGGTGCTTGACGTAACAAGGTAGAAGTTAGACGAGGCTGCACTACGCTCAACCGACGAGCCTTCTGATCAAGTTCTGACGAAGAGAAGATTTCATTCATTTCCTCACTACTGGACATAGCACTTTGCAACTGGACACCGAAATCACCACTCAAAAAATCTCCAAAGCCAGGATTTAGCATAACTTCTAACTGACTTATATCAAGTGGTTCAGGAGTAGAATCCATTTTTGGTGGATCTGGTTCAGGTTCTGGTTCAGGGTCATCGGGTTCATCCATCGGAGGCGGTGGAGGTGGTGGAACGCTGACGATTTCCATCGTTCGTGCCACGGAATCACCTTGGAACGGAGAGTTGATTGCTTGAAGCAAAGGCAATAGCATAAAGAAGAATGCTGTGCATCCCAATCCAAGAACGAAAGCAACAAATGTTCTGATTAGCCTTCGCATCCCCAGTTTCCAAGAATGGTAGTCAGGTCAAGGAAACCAACCACACCATCGGCATTTGCATCACCCTTACAAGTTCCACAATCGCTATCGTCTGTTCCTGTCAAGAAACCAAACTCATCAGCGGCACTCCAACCAGTCAACCAGTTTTCATCGGGAGCAAAACCACCACGATAGGTGACGGGTGAGTAAAAACCATTCGCAGGTGCAGGAGCAGGTGTCGTGATAATGTCAGAGTCAATCGGTGTCGGGTCAATTGACACAACAGCATTCACAAACTTACCACCGACAACAACACTTGGCGCACGAACCAGTGAGCGAATCGGAAGTTCTTCGGTTTCAATATTTGTAACACGCATTGACGCAGGCACGATGTCGTAGTATGGGTCATCGGAAATATCACCAAAACCAGAGATGATGTTGTTTGACAATTCTGCAAGTTTGCCATCGGTTTGTGCTTGATACAGGCTGTCCATCATGGACGAAGCACCAGAGTTTACAGGATCAATGTAAGCAATCCCGTTTGATCCCACTGCATCAGTCTCAAAGCGTTCAGCGAGCGTCAGAGTCCCGTTATGACCATACCCCGAAGAACCATCTCCGTCATCCCCATCAGCACGAACGAGTTTGTCGCCCTTTCCGATGAAGATGTTGTTTCGGAATTGAACCGATGCGTTGTCTCTCCAAGTTGTTGTACCATCGCCTGACTCAGTGTTGGCAATCGTGGTAAAGTTATAAATTGCTGCACGAGTTCTTGGTTGTGCGTCAGAGTTTTCTGCACCATCAAACTCAAAAATATTATCACCAAGACCAGAACCTTGCGAAGCGTTTCGTGAGTAACCTTGCACAATCAAACCAAACTGCGCCCGACCTCTCCAACCTTGATCAACATCAAACGAGTCATCGCCGACATTCCAAATGGAAACATATTTTAGGTCAACCGTACCACCCCAAATCTCGATACCGTCATCGACATTATTCATCACCTCGATGTGGTGAATTTTCGTATCCCGACCAATAGCACCAAGAGACAAACCATTGAGTTCGTTAGATAGTCCGACAACTCTACCCGCATAGCGAATAGACAGATAAGATAGATTACCTGCATCATAATCGTCATCACCACCTCCATAATTATTTAGAGATGGATTACCTGCTGTTTCGACTAGACCTTCCATATTTGCTTGATTGGATGCACTTGGTGTCAGAGTGTTTGATGGAAAACCTCCAGAGTTTGTCACACCATCGAATCCGATATACGCATCACCGCAAAGTGTAAGATTACCCCACTCGTTTGCAGATGCTCTCCAAGTTCCATCGTCTAGGGTTGAGGTCATCACGACTGGTGCGTGTCGCTCTCCATTTACAAAGATTTGTGCGCCGTTAGTCACACATAAACCACCTGCACCATTCGCAGTTGCTTCGGATGCGATGATTGTTCCTGCTTCAATTGTTAAAGACGCACCTGGCAAAACATAGATTTGTTTTGTTAGGTTATAAGTATTGTCAGCAGTCCAAGTTGTCGATGTTGCGATGTCTTCAGTGACATCGATGTTTGCTGAGAGAACAAAAGCGATAAGAAGATTTGTCATATTGATATCCTATTTTACATTTACTTAATACTTATTCATCAGGCTGTAAAGAAACCGTTATGGGATGGTTAGCGTTTGATAAGTAAATAGCATAAAAAAACACCCCCAATTTCTTGGGGGTGTTGGAAGAGGTGATCCTCAAGGATCAGTTAGAATGTGAATCTAAGACCAGCACGAACTGCCTCGTCACGATCATCATACTCAACAAGGGCAGAAACACCATCTTGGAATTCACACTTACCACCAACGGCAAATGTGGTTTCATCCAGATAATCATACTCTACCCGACCGTAGCCAGAGAAAGTATCTTCTACCGTAAAAATCACACCCTGTGCAACAGCGGTCCAATCACCGTTGTCGTCAGTGTAGGAAATAAATCCACTGTCATCAGAAATGTCAACAGTCCAAACATCAAATTCCTCACCGATGAAACCGAAACCTAATGCTCCGAGTTCAACACGACCACCGTAAGTAACGGAGTCACCAAAGACATCATCTCCCACGATGTCGAAAGAGAAGGAAGCGTCACCGACGTTACCTCCGAACGAAACGCCGTCAACGACGACGCCGCCCAACCCGAACACACTGGAGTTGGTCAAACCAAAACCATAGGTGTATGCGGACGATGCGAGTTCAGCACTAAAGTTGCGTTGGAAACGACCAACGGTGACATCAACACCACCGAAGTCAGCACCGACATATGCTTCCCATAATTGTGTGTCATCAAGATTGTTGATGGTTTCAAAAGAGAAACCATAAACAGCACCTTTAGATTCGCCGTATGCACCAAGCACCAGACGGGTATCCAAAGTCTCAACACCATCAATGGAAGTTACGACAGTTTGACCAACACCGCTAAACTCGATGTCTCCCGCAGCGGTTAATGCAGAGAGACACAATGTGGTTGCAAGAACACTCATTAGTTAGCAACCCCCGAAACAAGATCGAACACTGACTTAACAGCGTCAATCGCCCAAGTCACACCGTCCCAAGCGAATGGAACGAGAGCAAGGGTAATAAGGGTAGAACGGCAGAAGCCGATACGAGCAAGGAATTTGCTCAAGCAATCTTGTCCACACTCCGTGGAACAACCAGTAGTATTTGTCTTAGTCATAAATTTCTCCTTTCTAAGACTGAGGGGGGATGAACTCCCCCCTTACTCAACTTTGAGTTGATAAAGTATATATATGATTCACATGGATGTCAAGTGGTTAAATCTACAACTTCACACGAATCTCCAGAACAGGCCATTGTCTGTGATCCTGCTGTATTGTCTTGTTCCTCGTATGTTTTTAACTCTGTCCAATCAACATCAGTTGGTAATTGTTTCAATAACTCTTTATATTCTTTCACATCACAGTCTTGATACGGTGCTTGCTTATAAGTATGGTCAGAGTGAGGTAAGAACGAAATACCAGAAATGTAGTCTAGATTGTTCCAAACCCAACTTCCAACCTCAGGCCACTCGTTTTCCTTGACTGTAATCGTTACGGATGGTTTGTGTTCGCACCATTGTTTTTGATAAACCAACCATAACTCTAACTGTTCTATCGCAGTCATGTCTGTTCTGAAGATAGAGTTATCTGGTGCTTTCACTGGGAAAGAGAACACGGTCACGTTATCAGGTTTCATAACACATGCTTCGTGGGGGAAACCTTTGTCTTTCATAAACTGACACAGCGGATCTTTGTTGTCTGCTCTCACTGTGCGAATGTAATACGGGTTGTGACGAGCATGAATACCAGACGCAGCGTCTACGAGTTGAGACACGGTTCCCGATGGTTTTACGCATGTGGTTGCAGCAGACTGTGGTATACCCAAAGTGTTCGCATAGTCACGGTTTACATTTACAACTTCATCTCTCAGACCAGACAAGAGTTGATCAAGACGATTACCGCCTTTTCCATTCGTAAGTTTGCAGTCCATGATTCCTGTCATTGAAACACCGAGAAGCCTTTCTTCTTCGCAATTCTTTTTCCACGAAGAGGCTAAGTATCTAAAATCAGTAAGAGTAGACTGCCATGTTCCGAGAATGGTAGCGAGTCTCGCTTTACGCATCAGAGATGCTTTTGTATCACCTTCACGCACAACAATTTCAGTGAGATTACAGAACTCACAGTCGCGTAGGACGATCTCTGAGCATGGATTTGTACCAAACTTGTGGTTTGAGTCACGGAGAATATTTTCACCCTTTCTCCACTCTGACATGCGATCACAAGCGGATCTAGCAGCCTGTCTGTTGAAGATACCACGTTCCCCACTCTTTGACTTATACAATGCAAGCCATTCTTCCATAAACTGTCCAACCTCAACAGGACCATCGTATGTTGCAGAGTTGTTTGCTAAGGCTCTTTGTGGTTCAGTTACCCACCATTGTCCAGACTTTGCATCACGCATTCTATCGTCTTGTAACGACGAGAGAGAGATAAGTGCTGATCTACGAACACCACCAACCACGACGATCTCAGCGATCTTGCATACAATATCGTGACACTCAATAGTCGTAAGTCTACGACCAGCAGCCTTTTTGAATGTTTCTACTGTGAAGTTAAACAAGTCAACCAATGGTTCTGGTCCCGAAGATCTACCACCAAAAGTTTTGAGTCTTGCACCAGCAGCACGAACTCTGGATACGTCCCATGCAGGAACTTGACCCATAGACAACAGTGAAATCAATTCCTTGAACGACTTCGCCCAACCGATCTTCGAGTCTGCGACTACGATTGTTGTATCGGTATCATGAAACTCTTCTGCGATGATTGGAAGTTGATCGACTTCACCACGCTCAACAGAGAAACCAACACCTGTTCCGCACATGAGA